TCCCAGGTGGCGACGCTACTGATGACGAAGTTGCTGACGTTACTGATGCTGATGCAGAAGATGGCGAAGAGCACGAAGAAGGCGATGTTGACGGTGATGGCGTTCCAGCTACTAAGTCAGACGTTCAAGATCTTGAAGATGCATTAGAAGAATTAAAAGCTGAATTTGAAGCCTTAATGGCTGGCGAGAAGCATGAAGAAGAAGAGAACCCAGATGTACACGGTGGTGCTCTTGATCAGTTCGGCGATGATAGCGAAGAAGATTCAGAAGAAGATAGCGATGAAGAAGAGGAAGAAGACGAAGGTCGTAACCCATTCGAGTCACGTCAAATGACACGTGAATACCGTGAAACAGTTGGTAAGCCATATGGTTCAGGTAACGGTATCTCTAACAAAACCGAAGGTGGTGATGGTCGTCAAGGTCCAGTAAGTTCTGGAAAAGGCAAGCCAACATCAGGTGCAACTGCTAAGAACATTGCACAAGGCGACAATGGTACTGAAGGTATCAAAGGCGGCGAAGGTTTAGTTGGTGGTGTTAAAGGTGAATTTACTAAAGGTGTAGAAAAGAACATTGCTTCTAGCTCAAAAGCTGGAATGAAGAGTGGTTCTACATTAGACGGTAAAGGTAAAGCCTACGGTGCTGGTGGCGCTTCAACAAGCGAAACAGGTGCTGGTAACACTAAGTCAGTTGTAGACAAAAAGCAATCTTAATTAGGAAACATTAGGAAATGAGATTTCTAAGAGAACACCTTAGCTTTGATCAAGCTCGTGCAGAACTTGTAGAGAGTGAAGACAAAGACGGAAACGGTAAGAGCCTTTATCTAAAGGGAATTGCCATCCAAGGTGGAATACGCAATCAAAACCAGCGGGTTTATCCGGTAAATGAAATTACAAATGCCGTTAAAACTCTCAATGATCAGATTCATAATGGTTATAGTGTTCTCGGCGAAGTTGATCATCCTGATGACCTAAAAGTAAATTTAGACCGTGTCAGCCATATGATTACAGATATGTGGATGGACGGTCCGAACGGTTATGGAAAGATGAAAATCCTTCCAACACCAATGGGTCAACTAATCAAGACTATGCTCGAGAGCGGTGTAAAACTGGGCGTAAGTAGCAGAGGTAGCGGCAACGTTAACGAAGCTACTGGCAATGTTTCCGATTTTGAAATTATTACAGTTGATATAGTAGCCCAACCAAGCGCACCCGGCGCATACCCTACACCTGTTTATGAGCATATCATGAACATGCGTGGTGGTTATAATGCGTTACGGGTAAGTCATGAAGTACAAGAAGATCCTAAGGCACAAAAGTATCTCCGCGAGGCGATGCTTAGTATTATCAGTGGCCTTAAAGCCTAGGAGAAATATATGGACGCATTCAAACAGTTAGTCGAAAGTGGTATTATTAGCGAAGAAGTTAAATCTGAGCTAGAGTCTGCTTTTGCAACTAAGATTCAAGAGAATCGCGACCAAGTAACCGCTCAACTACGTGAGGAATTTGCTCAACGCTATACGCACGATAAAGGTGTTATGGTAGAAGCATTAGACAAGCTAGTAAGCGAACGCTTAGCCGCAGAGTTAGGTGAGTTTGTTCAAGATCGCAAAGCATTGGCGGAAGTCAAGGCAGAGTACAAGAACAAAATGGCAGGTGATGCCCAAGTAATGGAATCATTTGTTATGACTCAGTTAGCCAAAGAATTAGTAGAGTTCCAAAGTGACCGTAAAACAGTTTCTGAGAACTTTTCTAAGTTAGAACAGTTCGTTGTAACTGCTTTAGCGAAAGAAATCAGTGAATTTGCTCAAGACAAGAAAGACATAGTTGAAGCGAAAGTTAAACTAGTCCGTGAAGCAAAAGTAAAATTTGCTGAAGTTAAAAAAGAATTCATTAGTCGTAGCGCCGAACTTGTTAAGGAAACAGTTAGCCGTCAACTAACAACTGAGTTACATCAGTTGAAAGAAGATATCGAATCTGCTCGTACAAGCAATTTTGGACGTCGTATTTTTGAAGCATTTGCACAGGAGTTTCAACATTCATATCTTAACGAAAAATCAGAGACAAGTCGCTTGTTAAAGATTGTAGATAAGAAAGAACAAGAAATCGCCGAAGCACAGCAAGCTCTTAACAAAGCACAAACTGTATTAGAAAGCAAAGATCGTGAAATACGTATCAAAGCTGACTTAGCAGAGCGTACAAAAGTTATGGGCGAACTATTAGCACCTCTAAGTGCTGAGAAAAGAGCTGTTATGAGTGAGTTACTAGAGTCTGTTCAAACAGCAAAACTAGCAACTTCTTATGACAAATACCTACCCGCAGTAATGGAAGGCGGAGCACGTAAGACAAAGCAGGTTATTGCTGAATCAGCAAATAATTCCGCTGAAGTTACAGGCGACCGTGAGGTAAAAAATCAGCCTGAGGTAGGCTTTGACAACATTGTTGATATCCGCAAATTAGCGGGTTTAGCAAAGTAATATTTTAGGAGAAAAATAATGTCACAACTTCTGAACGAAAGATGGTCAGATACCAAAGAAGCCCTATTAGAAGGGTTACAAGGAAACCGTCGTAGTTCCATGGCAACTTGCTTGGAAAATACACGTAAGTACTTGTCAGAAAGTGCTACAGCAGGTGCTACATCTGCAGGTAACATCGCAACACTTAACCGTGTTATTCTTCCAGTAATCCGTCGTGTAATGCCGACAGTTATTGCGAACGAAATCGTTGGTGTACAACCAATGACTGGTCCAGTAGGACAAATCCACACTCTACGTGTACGTTACGCTGACAACAGCAGTGAAGTATATGCAGGTGAGGAAGCATTAAGCCCATTCAAGATCGCTCAAGCGTATTCTGGTAACAACGATGCTTCAACTCCACGTGCTCAAACCACAGCGGCGTTAGAAGGTCAACCAGGTAAGCGTATGAGCATTCAAATCTTGAAAGCTCCAGTAGAAGCTAAGAGCCGCAAGCTATCAGCTCGTTGGACTTTTGAGGCTGCTCAAGATGCACAAGCGCAACAAGGTATTGATATCGAAGCAGAAATCATGGCCGCTTTAGCACAAGAAATTACTGCTGAAATCGACCAAGAAATTTTAGCTTCTCTACGTGGCTTAGCTACAGTAGAAGAAACTTATGACCAATCATTAGTTTCTGGTACAGCTACATTCGTTGGTGACGAACATGCCGCATTGGCAATTCAAATCAACCGTGTTGCTAACAAGATTGCTCAACGCACACGTCGTGGTGCTGGTAACTGGGCTGTTGTTTCTGCGCAAGCACTAACAATTCTTCAGTCAGCTACTACTTCAGCTTTTGCTCGTACAACAGAAGGTACATTCGAAGCACCTACAAACACTAAGTTTGTTGGTACATTGAATAACGCTATGCGTATCTATGTTGACGCTTACTTAGCTGATACAGGTCGCGATAACGATCAAGTTCTTATTGGTTACAAAGGCCCATCAGAGGCTGATGCAGCGGCATTCTATTGCCCATACATTCCTCTAATGTCATCTGGTGTTGTATTAGATCCTAATACATTTGAACCAGTAGTTGGTTTCTTAACACGCTACGGCTATGTTGAGTTAACAAATACTGCTTCTTCACTAGGTAACGCGGCTGACTACTTAGGCAAAGTATCTATTACTTCTGCTAACGTATCATTCAAGTAATCCAGGAAGCAACGTAATAAACAAAAGCCCAGTTTTTACTGGGCTTTTTGTTGACTAAAATTTATATTATAGTAAATATACTTGTTCACAAGAACTTGAACGGAGCCATCCGCGCAGGCCTAGAACGCCAACAATTAAGGAGAAGTTAAAATGGCAAAAGGATTAAAAATCTCAAGAGCGAATTCAGTACAGGTCGACCAGGCAATTAGCCCGATCGTATTAACATACGCAAATAGCACAAACACAAACGCAACAGTATATCGTGGCGGTACAGGCGGTGTTCAAGCAGGTACAACAAGTTTAGTAATTCAAGTAAATTATAAAACAGCCGCAGGTGTAGCAAAAACCGACGGTCAAATTGTTAAACAAAAAGGTAGCAAGCAATTTAATTGCCAAAGTGCCGCAGGCGGTGCCGCAACATTAACACGTTGCACACTAGTTGGTGGTTCAAGCCAACCAACACTAGCCGCAAATCAGATGTATATCAAAGCAGTTGCCCCAGATGGCACACTATTTTTTGCTTCTAGAATAACAGACAACTATGTATGGAACAATACAACTCGTTATCCGTATGTTCTTGGTACAACTGATTCTGTAACTTATATTGATTCTACTTCAGGAGTTAATACAACTTACAACGGAGCAGTTCCATTCAACTACGCAGTAGTAGAAGGCTTCTAAATTAAAGGGCTCTTCGGAGCCCTTTTTTCTTTATGTTACAAATTAAAACAAGTTTAGATTGGCAACACGTTGAAACAGAAATACATAAGTTGGGCAATACCCTTCCTATGTTTAAGCATGATATCGTGCGATTAACAAAAACAGTTAGAGAAGAAGTTACTGTTTTAAGTAAATTAGAAGTTGAACAGCGTAGTACTCGTAGTAGAACGTTAGAACAGCAATGCCGTACACAGGTTGCTAAAATCAACGAAACCCTCAAATTATTTCAGAAATTTCATTTAATGGCGTTACTTGCGCAGTAGGTAAATACTGGTATGCCGGTAACATACCAACCTAAGTCAATTGTACAATACGCTGAATATCCAGATATTAATATTAGCTGGACTAATAATGCCAGCGATACTACAATCATCGATAACCCAGATTATAATCTAGCTAATGCTAACACAGGTGCAGGTAATCGCAATAATATCTCAGTTATTAAACCGTTAACTCATGTATCAAATCTTAGCTTTGGTCCAAAGCTAGATAAAACATACTATCTTAAATGTACTAATTTTGGGTTTAAGGGATTAACAGATGCGTTGACTGGTATTACACTTACACTAGATACACAACGATTTGGTAAAATTGTAGACGATACTGTATGTTTAGTTTACAAAGATCAAGTTATTAGCAAGAATAAAACAGATTTATCAACACATCGAGAAGGGCAGTTGCGTAACGGAAATGTACAAACATACGGCGGCGAGACAGATTTATGGGATGCTGAATTAACTAATGAAATGGTTATGGATCCTAGTTTTGGTGTTTTATTACGATTTGCTAGTAACCCGATGTATCCGCACAAGGAAGGAATGCTAGTTTATAGCGTTTTAATGTCCGTATATCCGTACAATTACTTTGTGGAAGATCCTGATTCCGACATAATATACGAAACCGAAGACTCAAGCGGTAATTCTTACTTTATATCAGAGCAAGGCTAAGAATAAATAAAGCATAAGGGATTTATCATATGACCACAAATGTCGTTCGCACAGCCGGGAATTATCAGATTCAAACACCAGACAATGGCCAAATTATTTTGGACACTGGCGTCAACACCGGTACTGTAACGATTACTGGTAGCTTGAATGTTAAAGGTACAACTACTGTAATTCAAGCAACAAACGCAACAATTAAAGATAACTTATTAACATTAAACTCTGGTGAAACAAACAGTTATGTTACATTAGGTACTTCAGGAATTGTTGTTGATCGTGGTAATGGTGCTAACCCTGCTAATGCCGCTTCAATACTATACAATGACGCAATTGGCGCCGACGGCTTTACATGGCACACTACAGATATTTCAGAACGTGGTATTTTTGAATTTAAAGTAGCAGGCAATGTAAGTGCTATTAAAATTAATGCTATTCGTATTGATGAAAATACAGCACCTCGAGTTGGCGGTTATCCTCGCTTAAATTTATTCGGTAGTGATAATCCAGGAACAGTTCTTTCTGTAGCAGGTACTAACTCTTACGAAAGTCGTATTATTGATAAAGACGACATCCCAAATAAAGCATACGTTGATGCTAAAGTAGAAAATGCCGCATCTAGCGCAAACATCAGCAGAGTATTCCAAGGGAATACAAGTTTAAACATTAACGATATTAGTGTTACTGGTCAACCAAGTAACATGACATTACAATTTACTCCAGGATTAAACAGCGTAGTGTTTACCGACGCAAACATTTCATTCCCTGGATTAATTTTTACACAAAACGCAATATCAGCTCGCGGTACTAATTCAGACATATATCTCCAACCAGCAGGTAACGGTGGTATCTATGTCAGTCAAAATTTACGATTAGTTAATCAAGCAACCGCACCTGTAGCAACTACGAATACTACTGCGCTATACGCAACAGGACACGTTGGCGCAGGTGGCACTGGAATTTATTATGTAAATAGTGCTACATCGGGCGAATTCATATCACGTAAAAAAGCAATTATTTACGGTTTAATATTTTAAGGACAGTACATGGCAATCACAAATACACAACTAACGACTTCTGGCAATCCTCCAGTTCAAGTTTACAAAGCAGTTGGCCAGAATGCGCTGACTACTGTTTTCTTTTGTAATACTTCAACAGTAGCTACAGCAACATTAGATGTTTACGTAGTTTCAGATGCTAGCGGTTTATCAGCTGGCCCAGCAACACAAATTTTAAGCGCAGTTCCAGTTCCTCCAAGCGAAACTTTTGTAATGGATTCTGAGAAAATCATCTTAGAAAACAACGACTTATTATTAGTTCGTACAGATACTGCTAATGCCGTAACAGTTACAGTAAGTTCAGTAAGTACAGCATAATGAAATTTATTAAACGTCTAAACTTCAATCCTCATCGTCCGTTGAGTAATCAATTGACGTTACAAGCCAACGGCAAAATTGTTACAGATACTGTAGCTAGTTTACAGCTACCTAGCGGAACAACAAGCCAACGTGTACAAAGTTATGTTAACGGACAAATTCGTTACAACAAAACTATTAACGAAATTGAAGCATACGTTAACGGCACATGGGAAATCATTACAACTAGACGTCAAGGTAATATTACCTTTCAAAATATTGCTACAGGCAACTATCTAAGCACAATTTTTGGACCACTACCTTATAGAGTTGATCCAACAAAACCTGCTAACGTGCTAGTGTTAGTAGAAAACGTAGTACAAATTCCAACAGTTAATTATACACTAGTTAACGATCCTATTGTAATTAAATCTACAGTCGGTGTTACAAACCCCGGTGTAACAACATTAAACATTGCCGACGAACTTAATTTAATTCCCGGAATGATTGTATCTGGTGATATTAGTATTGCTCCAGGAACAACAATTCAAAGTATTAGTACTGTATCAAGTCAAGTACTACTAAGCTCAGCAACGCTGGGTACAATCCAAGCAGGCGTTCAAGTTAGCTTTGCTTATTCAACTGGCACTTACGTAACATTTACAAGTGCTCCTCCTACAAAACCTATCTACACTTTAAGCGGTTTTGACGGCTACTATCCACCTTTCGAACAATAAAGCTAAATATATATGATGCCGGTAGTCTGGCAGAATATACTGTGGTAAACCCGCAATGAAAGGTGGTTATCCGTGAAACTCGGTGTATAAGGAGCTAGCATGGCCGTAGGTCGCATAACAGGTCCGTTACTTGCAAGCAATTTGCTACGTGACGGTGTAAACTTAGCAGTAGAGACAAATCTACTATACTTAGATGTAACAACAGGCCGCGTGGGTATTAAAACTGCGTCTCCTCAATACGATTTAGACGTCAATGGCACAGCCAATGTAGGCGTACTAAGAGTTTCAAACACTTCCACCCTTGGTTTATTAACAGTTTCAAAATCCTTAACTAGCGGCACTATTGCTTCTACGTTAGGTCCTATTAATATTACTCCTGCCGCTGGCAATAATATCAACTTAAATTCTAATGTTGAAGTTGGCGGTAACTTACACGCAACTGGAAACATCACTGCCGACGGTAACATTGTTCTTGGTAATCAAGTTACTAACGACACGTTAACAGTTGGCGCAGAAATTGTTAGTGATTTAATTCCTAAAACACCAAACGCATTTAACATTGGTAGCGGAACTAACAATTGGTTAAACGGTTACTTCAGTAATGTTCTTGCTGGTAACATGGAGTTATCAGGTAATACATTAACAAACAGAATTCCAGGTAATATTGACATCATCCCTCAAGATGGTGTATTAAACGTCTATGGTAAAGTACGCATCTGGGAAGGTACTCCTTTAGGTACAGCACCGCAGACAACAAACGTATTATACGTTAACGAAGATGGTAGCGATACTAACGATGGTTCAGCAATGGACGCTAGTCGTGCTTGCCGTACAATTAGCGGTGCTACAAAATCTCCATTATATCGTCCAGGTACAAGCATTAAAGTTTCTCCAGGTCATTATATTGAAAACAATCCAATTGAAATGAAGCCATACACTTCTGTTATTGGATCTGACTTACGTACAACAATCGTTGAACCTGCTAACAAGACTCAAGATTTATTCCACGTTCGCTCTGGTTGCTATATTGCTCAGTTAATGATGTTTAATGGTCGTTCAGGTCGTTTCCCTGGCGACGGTTACAAGCCAAACACTAATCGTGGTGCTTACGCAACCTCATTCCCTAACACAGAAGTTATTGACTTATTCCAGTCACCATACATTCAAAACTGTACAAACCAATCTGGTCCATGGTTATATGATGGTACAATGTTTGTACCAAACCAAACAGTTCAAGTTCCTGAAGCAGTTGGCTTTGCTGATTATGCTCCAGGTGATAGTACAATCACTGTTACATTAACAACAGGTACATTAACAATAGGTCAAGCAGTTAACGGCGGACCTCCTGACATTGGTTTTTATAATGCTCGTACCTTATTATTATCTAACAAGCCTTTTATTCAAGAGCAAACAGTTGCCTATGTTAATCAAACATACGGCGGACCGTTCCAGTATAACAAAGCCAAGTGCGTTCGCGACACAGGTTTAATTGTTGACAGTTTAGGCCTAGATTTAATCTATGGTGGTACAAGTCAATCAGTATTCTCTGGTATTCAGTATTGGGCTCAAGACGGTTACACTGGACAAATTAGTTCAGAAGTAACTCAAACTGTAGAGACATTTAATTATATCAGTTCTATCGCTCAAGAAGTTGTTAGAAACATTACAGTAGCAAGTCCATATCAAGGTACAATTACACAGGTAATTAATAGCAATCCCGGTGGCATCGGCGATGCGGCACGTATTAATACTCTAATGTCAACTGTTACAAATATTATTAGTAATGGTACTGTTGGAGTTACAGATTGGATTGTAAGCAACGGTGAAGTAACAACATCAACCTCTACACTACATGCTTATACATTGTTACAAGCAAACAAGGCATTCTTAGAAGCTGAAGCTATTGCCTACATTACTAACAATATTCCTGGATTTGTATACGACCACGCAAAATGTAAACGTGATGTAGGATACATTGTTGACTCAGTTAGCTTTGACTTATTACGCGGCGGCAACAGACAGTCTATCCAGTCTGGTGTATGCTACTACGGATTCTCAAGTACTGTAAGTCAAATTCCAAACGAAAGAGTTCAAACTACAATGGCTTACAATTACATGAAGAATGTAATAGAAGCGGTAGTACAAAGTCAAACATTAACCAGTTTCTATCAATCAGAAATTAGTCAAGTATTAGATACTAACAATCCAGGTAGTGCGATAGCCGCAACTACTATTGGAAATAACATTGATATTATTACACGATTGATTAGTGTAGGACCTGCGGCAGCTCCTGCGTTAATTCCAATTGGATTATCTGAAACAGCAGATACGGGATTACTAAACGCTTATACATTATTAAAAGCTAACGAAGCATTTATCAAAGCAGAAGTTACTGCGTATGTTAGCTCATTGCCAAACTTTGTTTATAATCAAGACAAGTGCGCACGTGACGTTGGAATTATTTTAGAAAACGTTTCTTACGATGCTCTGTTTGGTGGTAATCAGAAATCTGTTGAATCAGGTTTAAGTTATTATAGCGGAGTTACATCAGTTATTGGTGGACAAGAAGTACAAACGACTGGTGCTATTAATTATATTTCTACATTAGCTAGCTCAATTATTAGAAACCAAGCGGCTCCTAATTTATTAGGTAGCACAGCTACACATTCACAAGTAATTAACTATGTATTAACTGGCGGCGGCATAGCTCAAACAGCATTAGATAACGGCTTTGCCACAATCAACAACATTATTTTAAATGGCCCAAGCGTTGCTCCTGCTAGTATTGCTGGTAGCGCACCTGATCCATATTACATGAGTGCTGAAGTTTTACTTCAAGCCAACAGAACATTCATTCAAGATGAAATCGTTACATTTGTAAACAAGTCATTCTTAAACTTTCCATTTAATTCTAGCAAGTGCGCACGTGATACTAAATTAGTTGTTGATGCGTTAGCATTTGACTTATTATATCCAACCATCACAGATAGTCAAAGTAACTTTACCGGTTTACAATATTGGAACCAAGGTAGTTATACAGGACAAATTGGTGCTGAACTTTCAACTACTACGAATGCTATTAGCTATCTAAGTAGTCTTGCCCAGAAGATTGTTATCAACGATACAAGTGGTCCAAGATATCAAACAGCATTAACTCAAGACGTTTCAGTTGCCCCTGGTACTATTATTGATGTTACTACAGTTAAAACAAATTTTGATCTAGTATTAAATATTATTAACAACGGTACATATGGCGTTACAGATAAGATTGTTCCAAACGGTTTAGCAAGTGGTGTTCCGGGAACTGTAAATGCTTACACTTTATTATTTGCTAACCTTGCTTACTTAAAAGCAGAAGTTATTGCCTATGTCGAGTCAACCAAGACATCGGGCTTTACATACGATCAAACTAAGTGCGCTCGTGATGTTGGGTTCATTGTTGACTCTGTAGCATTTGACTTATTACACGGCGGCACACGTCAGTCAGTACAAGCCGGTGTAACATACTATGGCTTTGACGGTAGCTCAACTGCTATTCCAAACGAAGTTACAGAAACAGTAAATGCCTACACATACCTAAAAGATGTTGTTGCGGCTGTAGTAACAGCAACTCCAATTAGTCGTAGCCCAGGAAACACATTAAGTCAAGTAATTAATTTAGCTCCAGCTACTACTGCTCAAGCATCATTATTAGGAATGAAAGTTGATAAAATTATCAACATCATTGAGAATGGTCCAAGCGTAGCATCAGCACTATTACCAATCAGCCAAACTGCTGACACAAGCACAGATGTTTCAAAGGCATTTGCGTTACTAGAGGCTAATAGAGATTTCATTTCTCAAGAAATTGTTTCTTACATCAATACACAGTATAATGGTGCTAAGTTCTCTTATAACAAAATTAAATGTTCACGTGATACTGGTATTTTAGTTGACAGCATTATTACTGATTTATTATTCCCAGCAAATGGTTATACTCAGAGTAATTTCTCTGGTTTACAATATTGGAACCAAGATGGATACACAGGTCAAATTGGTCGTGAACTATCTACAACTACTGCCGCAATTAATTATATCAGCGGATTAGCACAACAAATTGTTCAGTTAGATACTAGCGGTACACGGTATTCTACTAGTACACAGGTAACTAACTTACCTACATCAACAGTCGCTCAAGCAGGACGTATTTCTACAGACTTTGGTGTTATTACATACATTTTACAAAACGGTACCACTGGAGTAACAGACAGATTAGTTGCCCCAGGACAAACTACAGTAAGCGCAGATGCTGTTAAGGCATTTAACTTACTACAAGCTAATAAATCATATTTAGAAGCTGAAGCGGTTGCCTTTGTTGAACAGACTAAATCAAACGGCTTTACATACGATCAAACTAAATGCGCTCGTGACGTTGGCTACATGGTTGACTGCGTAAGTTTTGACGTATTGTACGGCGGTAATCGTCAAGCTACTCAAGCAGGCGTTTACTATTATGGTTTCTCAAATACAGCTAGTGCGATTCCAAATGAATCAATTCAAGTAACTGCCGCATACGAAAGACTGCGTAGTATTCTTCCATTAATTATAACCAATCAAACCGTTGGAGCAAGTGTTGGCAATGGTCAGACACAGGTTGTCAACTTACCAGCCGCAACTAATGTACAAAGTACAGAAGTTCAAGCAATGGTTGATTTGATTGTTAAAATTATTCATGATGGTCCAAGAGCCGCTTTACCAGAAGTTCCAATTAGTTTAAGTCAGACAGTAGATCAAGATGCTAAAAATGCCGCGGCAATTTTATTAGCTAACAGAGATTTTATCCGTGCTGAATTAATTGCCTATGCTGACGTAACATTTACAACTGGTTATACATACGACAAGACTAAATGTGCTCGCGATACTGGATTAATTATCGACGGCTTAGTAACTGACTTAGGTTGGAGTTCAAATGGTTACACTCAAAGTAACTTTGTTGGTTTACAATATTGGAACCAAGATGGTTACACTGGCAACATTACACAAGAATTAACAACTACATCTGCGGCATTAAGCTATATCAGTACAATCGCTCAGAAGTTAGTAACAAACACAATTATTCAAACACCGTATCAAAGTACTGTAACTCAGATCTTTAATTTACCGCCAGCTTCTATTAGCGAAGCAACAAGCGTTCAGTCAGAGTTTGGAGATGTATTAACAATCTTAACAAACGGTACTGCCGGTGTTACTGATTTAATTGTAAGCAATGGAACAACTCCGGTAAGTGTTAACGCACAGAAAGCATTTAACATTTTACAAGCAAACAAAGGTTTCTTACAAGCAGAAACTATTGCGTTTGTTGAGTCTACTAAAGATCAAGGTTTCTATTACAATGAGCCTAAGTGCTATCGTGATACAGGTTTAATTGTTGATGCAATTGCTCAAGACTTACTATTCAACGGAACAAGCCAATCAACATTTGCCGCAATTCAATACTGGAATCAAACAGGGTATGTTGGTGCGATTGCTAGTGAATTAACTACAACAACTAACGCAGTTAGCTACGTTAAAGATCTAGCTAAGAAAGTTATTCTTAACTCTACAGCTGGAACACGTTATCAGTCAACAGTAACTCAGGTAACTAATTTATCAGCAGGTAACGCACAAGCCGCTGATACAGTAGGGGTTGACTTTGATGTTATTTTAGATATTTTAGAAAACGGTGTTACTGCGGTAACTGACAAAATTGAACCAAACGGTTTAATTGCTAGTTCAGATACTTATTACAATAACGCATACGCATTGTTACAAGCAAACAAGGCATACATTGAAGCAGAAGCAGTTGCGTATGTCGAATCAACTAAGACAGTTGGCTTTACTTACGATGGTGTAAAATGTAAGCGTGACGTTGGTTACATGATTGACTCAGTATGTGTTGACTTATTATACGGCGGAAATCGTCAAGCAATTCAGTCAGGTACATATTACTATGGTTACTCAGGAAGCTCAAGTGCTATACCTGGTGAATCAGTACAAGTAACTGCGGCATACAATCATATTAAATCAATTCTTTTAGATATTATTACAGGTGTTGCAGTACCAACAACTTATCAAACAGCAGTAAGCCAAGTAATAAGCGCAACACACGGTAACTCATCTGTAGCAACAACGGCACAAGGCCTAGTTGATACAATTACAAATATTATTAACAACGGTCCAAGTGTTGCGAATACAGCAACTCCAATTGGATTAACTGTTTCTACAGATACTAATACAGTTAACGGTGCGTTATTACTTGAAGCTAACCGTGCGTTCATCCAAGCAGAAACTGTTGCATATATCAACACAATGTATCCAGCAGGATTCCAATACGATCAAGCTAAATGCTATCGTGATACTGGATACCTAATCGATAGTATCAGCTACGATATTCTGTATGGCGGTAACCGTCAAGCAATTATGAGTGGTGTTTACTACTATGGCTTCTCAGGAACACTGAGTGCTATTCCGGGCGAACAAACTCAAACAACTTTAGCATACACTCGTATGCGTGAAATTGTAACAAGTATTATTACTAATACGCCAATTCAAGTAACTGAAGGTAACACAGTAACTCAACAATTTACAAGTCAATCTGCTCCAGCTGAAACAGGCGAAGCAATTCATCTAATGATTGATAAGATTATTGATATTATTAGCAACGGTCCTAGTGTAGCAGATGCTCCAACTCCAATCGGCCTAATACAAAATACTGATGCTAACGTTCAGCATGCGATGTCTTTATTACAGTTGAATAGAGAATTTATCAAAGCAGAAGTTATTGCCTTTATTGATAAATCATACGGTAATAATTATTACTTTAATTACAATCAAGAAAAATGTCATCGTGACCTTGGCTTAATTGTTGATGCGTTCTCACAAGACATATTACTAACAGGCAATAAGAAAACTATTGAAGCCGCACTAACATATTGGACAGGCGGAGCTAACGTTGTTTACAACGAAATCCCTCAGTTCAATGCGGCCTTTGAATACATGAAGATGATATTGCCTAACATTTTAACTAATACAACATTTAATCAGTTAAGCACAACTCGTCAAGTAACTAACACATATTTTGGTGGTGGCGAAAACGCATTAATTCCTTTAGATAGATTAATTAATGTATTCACTGAAATTGTTGCCAAGGGTCCTGCGGCAAGTCCAACTCCTTACCAAGGTAGCGGAGTGTTTGCGACATTTGATAGTTCAGTTGATAATATTTCTCGTGCTTCTACAGTATTAGATGTTGAAAAGATTTATCACAATCAGTATCGTGTAACATTAAGTCAGCCAGTTCGTTCATTAGGCACTAACGCTATATTATACTTTGGTCAAACTTCAGTATATCCAACATTAGATAAAGACGTTCCTCCACAGTGGGCACAACGTAAGATTGATCCGTTTGGTTCATGCGGCGGTGCTCTAATCGACGGCGCAGTTATTTCAGATCGTTCACCAATTCAATCGTTCGTATTTGATGCGTACACACAATTGAACCAAGGCGGTATTGGCGTACACATTACAAACAACGGCTATGCGCAGTTAGTATCTGTGTTTACAATTTTCTGCGGAACATCAGTTATTGTAGAGAACGGTGGTATTTGTTCTATTACTAACTCAAACGCCAACTTTGGTGATTACTGTCTAGTAGCTAAAGGCTACGGCAAGCGTAGTTTCTTCGGTGAGGTATATAACCCACCAGTACTACCATATTATCCAAATGGTTTCTATCCACAGGCTCAGCAAGTAGAAATTTATGTACCTGATCCAGACTATCGTCCACACATTGGATTGATTATGGAAGTTATTCCACCTGAGTCATATACTAATAATCAAGGTCTACCTGGTTTCTTATCAGCTCAGTTGAATACAAGTACATTAACTACTGGTAGTATTACTATTAGCGGTATTGATACTACAGGTATTGTTATCGGTCAAGGCATTTATGCTCGTGACCAATACGGTTCATACAGTGACCTAAGTGGTAACAAGTATATTACTCCAGGCACTATTGTTACAGACGTTAACTTTAAATCAGTTACACTAAGCAATAGTATTAATGCTGGTGGCGGTGATGTAACAAACTCAACATTCTTTACTTTATATGTTGCTGGTAATGCTTACTATACAATTTTAAGTAGTACACTAGCACCGGATCCATTAACAGAAGGTGTATCATTCATTAGCCCAAGCGTTAACTCAACTGGTAACGATAATACAATTGAAGAAGTACAAGCAATTACCTATATTAATAGCTTAACAAATCAAATTATTAATAATCAATTAGTTGATGCTCTACAAACAACTGCGACACAGGTTACAAACATTGCCTTAATTGGCGGTTCACAGTCAAGTGTACGCATTGGTCAACTATTTGGAACATTAACTGACATCATTACTGGTGGCTTAGATCAAGCTCCGCCAGTTGAAAAGACAGGTATTGTATCTCCAGGTGCGGCAAGTGCGGCGGCATTATTAAAAGCTAACAAGTCATTCCTACAAGCAGAAATACTTGAATATATTAATAGTCAATATTTTGTTTATGATCATAAGACATGCCGTAGAGACTTAGGTTATATTTTAGACGGCTTTGGATACGACGCAGTATTTGGTAGTAACTATCAAGCAATCAAGTGCGGTAATGCTTACCTACGTGCGCAGAGTGCGTATGTTCTTAAAAATGAGAAGCCAGAAACACTTGATGCGGTAGGCAAGCTAAGTGCTGTTACTGTTCAGCTAGCAGGTATTAATACTGTAACTAGTGCGATCAGTCAAATCAACTTAGATGGCATTGCTATTCAAAACATCATCAGCCAAGGTGTTGCGGGTCAACCAGCATACAACTTACCTAATCCAGCAGGATATGATACAGGACTAGCTAGTGCCAAAACATTGATTACTAGCAACATTGACTTTATCAAAGAAGAATTAATTGGTTGGATTAACGCAACATACCCAACATACACTTATGATCAAACTAAGTGTAAGCGTGATATTGGTCTAGTACTTGACGGCTTAGAAGCTGATATGTTATTAGGTACAAACTATCGTGCTGTTAAATCAGGATTAGCGTATTACAGAGGCAATGCTAACAATGTTCTTCTAAATGAGAAGAGTCAAACTATTGCGGCATTTAATTTTGTACGTGATTATTGCTTGGCACTAACTTCAGTGGCGGCAAGTTCAACTGCTACACAAACAGTTATTAGTGACTTTGCTACAATTAATACAATCTTGTTAAACGGCGGTGTTGCTCCAACAGTAACATATACATTACCAAGCAATATTGACACCGGTTACGCAAGTGCTAGTCAGTTAATTACTGCTAACCGTTCGTTTATTCAAGCAGAAGTTGAAGCATACGTGTACACAACATTTACAAGTAGCGGATTTACATACGATAGAGTTAAGTGTAAGCGTGACGTTGGTGTATTAGTCGATGCGATTGTGTATGATGTTACCTATGGCGGTAACAGTATGAGTGTTGATGCGGCATTACAATATTTCAATAACGCAAATAACAATGTAAGTTTTATTCCAAATGAAACTACACAAACTGTAGCGGCTATTAATTACATTAATACACTATTACAAAAAGTAGTTGTTAACGCATCTCCTACTGTATCATATCAGTCAAGTGTTTCTCAATATAAGAATACTGGTTTAGTATCTGGTGATAACGCATCCGCTGACTTAGCTAACTTAGTTACAGAAATGTCTAACATTGTTAGCACAGGTCCAGGTGCCGCACCATTAGTTACTGGTCCTGATACAAGTTGGGTTAACAGTTTGATTCAAACAGCAGTAAACGCAATTAACGCAGACAAAGGTGCTGCCGCTAGTGAAGCAATTACATTCATTGATCAGAACTTTACAGTATTCAGTTACAATCAAGACAAATGCCGTCGTGATGCTGAATATGTAATCTGGAGCATGATGTACGACATGACATACGGCGGAAACTGGCAAACAGTTGATGCGGCATTGAACTATTATAACGGAAGTGTAAGTTTAATTCCAAATGAGATTACTCAAACAGTTGGCGCATACAATTATCTAGCATACTTAATGAAGCGTGTAGCAGTTAACTTAGCTCCGGCACAAAGTTATCAGAATACATTTACACAGTTTGAAAATCAATTATTAGTTCAAGGCGACAATGCTAACACATTAATTGACCAGTACGCTACGATTATTACAACTATCATAGCCAACGGAACAACTGCGGCTCCTGCGATTGTATATCCAAGCATCAATGGATACAGTTCAACATTACAACATGTTTATAATATTATTCAAACACAGAAGACTAACTTAGTAAATCAGGTAATTACATATATTGATAACAAGTATAATGGATTTGAATATAACCAAGCAATTTGTAAGCGTGATGTAGGATATATTGTTGATGCTATTTCCGCTGACTTATTATCAGGCGGCAATTACAACACAGTATTATCAGGACAAAGTTATTTTGCTCGTAATGGCACACACCACTACGTACAGTTAGAAGATAACGTTGCTGATGCTACATTGTTCCCAGATAAGGCATTGGTTAACTTCTATCAACGTTCATACATGTCTGCTTCTGGTTACTTGTTTGAGTATGTTGGTGCTGGTTCTAACTACGGTGCTTTACCACAGGTAGGACGTGCTGACCCGATTCAAGAAAGAGAAGTTATACAGTTGAACAATGGTAAAGTGTTCTTCACATCAACAGACCAAAACGGTGACTTCCGTATTGGTCCAGGATTGGTAATTAGTCAGGCAACTGGTGTATTATCAGGACGTACATTTACTAAATCGCTATTTGCTAACTTGACTCCGTTCATCTTAGCGATCGCACTATAAGGATAAAAATAAAATGGCACTAATTCCATTAAACACGTTTAAAACAAAAACAGTAGTGTTGACTACTAATAGCAATACAACAGTATATACTGCTCCAGTTGGTATTACGTCTATCGTATTGATGGCTAACGTTGCTAACGTAAGTACAACAGCGACCTGTGCGGTGACATTTAGTCATCATAGAAATTTACCGGTTCTACCGGATGCGCAGGGTAATGGCGGACAGTCGGCTAACGTTACTACAGAAATGGTATCTGGATTTCAAATTCCTCCGCAAGACTCTGCTAACATGATTCCTGGTAAAATGATTATTGAAAGTTTAGATAGTATTAGAGCAGGATCTGATACACCAGGCACAATGAAATTAATTTTAAGTATTCTCGAAACAGCTAACGCATAATAGGATAGGATAGAAAATGCCAGTATTACTTAGTGGACGTGTAAAGATCTCAACAGGGGTCAATTACACAATTAACAACAACTACATCACCTTAAGCCAGGCACAGGCTGGTTTAGGTCAAAGTCCCTCGACTAATACTGGCTATACACTAGTTATTGGTCCAAACGGACAAGCAACTTTTACAAATACACTAGGTCAAATAGCGTTTAGTACTGGTACAATAACAAGTCAAAGTCCAACAGGCGACTTAACATTAAATCCAAGCGGTACAGGTACAATTACACTTAACGGTCCTGTTAATATTCCTCAAGGTATTGTTGGTTCTGGTTATAAGAAAGAAGCGGTAGTTGCTACAACTGCTAATATTGTTTTAAACACAAGCACTAGCACATTAGTATATGATAGCTATACTGTAAGTTACTTAGATCGATTAGTTGTACGTGCGCAAACTAACCCTGTAGAAAACGGTGTTTATGTTGTAAGCACTACTACATTCTCAGCCGCTCCGTTATTTGACGGTGTTGCTGGATTATTACCAAACACAATCGCATTAACTACAGCACATAATACTGCCTCAGTAGCAAATGTACAAATTACATATACTCCTGCTGGACCTCCTGTAACTGTTACTTTAGCTTCTACTGATTATACTATTACTACTAGCACTATTGTATTTGCTACAGATCCAACAGGCGGAAGTTGGCCAGTAAGCCGTTTGTATGTTTATGAACAATACGAAAATTCAGTAACATTAACTCGTGCTACTGATGCTAACACAACAAAACAAATAGCACACGCCACTATTCCTGTAACTAGCGGAACAACTTATGCTGGCCGTTTATTCTTTACAAACTTTGCGACATATAACGTAGTTGATACAGATCCAGTAGGTTGGTATGAAATTGTTGACTCAAATTCAAGTCAAGAAATTCTTAATAAGAGTCTTGATAACACAACACTAGGCTTATCAATTGCCGCTAAAGCACGTTTTACATACTTAACAGCAACAAATCAAGTTAATATTATTGACGGAACAGAATCAACAAACACTACAGTCGGCGCTCTTGTAGTTGCCGGTGGTGTTGGTATTCAAAAGAATTTATATGTTGGTGGTTCAACAAATATTACAGGCGGCTTAAATGTATTAAGTCAAGCAAACATCAGTCCTAAAGATGCGACTGTTTATGTTCAACCAACCGGTGCCGGTACCGTTGTTATTAATCCAGCAACTAAAGGTACTATTGACAATATGGATATTGGTAACAATATTCCTAAGAATGGTAACTTTACTAATTTAACTGTACAAGTTCAAGAACACATTTATTCAACTGCTACATCAACAAGCACAACTACTGGTGCCTTAATTGTTGACGGTGGTGTAGGTATTGCTGGCGACTTAGTACTAGGTGGCCAATTAATATTCAGCGGTTTAGCTGATACTTTTGCGGTAAACAACTTATTAGCACGTGGTCATGTAACATTCTCAACATCAACTAACTCAACAAGTACTAATAGTGGTGCTCTTGTAGTATCAGGCGGTGTCGGTATTGCTCAAGATTTAGTGCTTGGTGGTAAATTAATATTCCAAGGTTCTGGTACAAACTTATCTGTTAGCACATTAGCAGTTACTAGCTCAACACAAAGCACATCAACTGATACTGGCGCACTGACTGTAGTTGGCGGTGTTGGTATTGGTGGTAATTTAGTACTTGGCGGACAGTTATTATTCCAAGGAAAAGCAGGCGATTTAAAAGTTAATACTCTAGCAGTTACCTCTACAACTAATTCAACATCAACTGTAACAGGAGCATTAACAATTACTGGTGGTGTTGGAATTGGACAAGATATTGTATTAGGCGGAAACTTATTCTTTGCCAGTGCGCAAGGTCAAATTAACGCACAACAAGTTCGTGTTACTGGTACAGCTACATCAACAAGCACAACAACAGGTGCGCTAGTTGTTGACGGTGGTGTTGGTATTGGTAGAGATGTTGTTATTGGTGGTAACTTAGACTTAGGTGGTCAGTTAACATTTAACAAATCATTCACAGCTACCTTTGTAAGTATTCACATCACAAGCACAGCAAGTGATACAAGTAACTTTACAAATAACGCATTGTATGTTGAAGGTGGTACAGCAGTTAAACAAGACCTAAGCGTTTACGGTAATACTGTAATCAGCGGTAACTTAACTGTATTAGGTACACAAACAACTGTTGATTCGCAAAATACATACATTGTCGATCCTGTTATTGACGTTGGTACTGGTATTAACAATACTGCGTTAACAACCAACGATGGAATGGATCGTGGTTTACTATTACATTATAACACAGGCGCAAGTACAGCATTTGATAACCATGCGTTCTTAGGACGTGACGCTTCTACAGGCGACTTAGTTTACAAGTATAACATCTATCCAGGTGGATACGAAAACTTCCCAGCAACATTTACTAACACAGGTACCTATGGTACAGCACGTTTTGGTACATTAAAACTTACTGGCGGTATTACTTCTATTAGCACCAACACAGGTGACTTACAAGTATTAGGTGGTATCGGAGTTACTGCTAACTCGTATTTTGCTGGACGTATTACATTAGCAAACAGCGGAGCAAATTCAACACAAACATTGAATCATGCTCTTATGCTTACAAACGGCGGCATTGGAGTACAAGGCGACAGCTACTTTGCTGGCGTAGTACAGTTTGGTAACATTACCGCAACTTCTAGTCCTACAACTGGCGCAGTATTATTTGCTGGCGGCTTAGGTGTACAAGGTGGTATACAAACTGCTGGTCCAGTTAAGATTGGTAACAACACAGTAGCAACAAGTACAACTACTGGTGCTCTACAAGTTATTGGTGGTGTTGGTATTCAAGGTGACTTATATGTACGCAGAATCTTTACAGAAAACGGCACATCAGTAATATTTGATGGTGGTACAATTACACAACCATTAGTAGAAGCTAACACATCAAACGCATTTAGTACTACAACAGGTGCGGTAGTAGTAGCAGGTGGACAAGGTATTGGACGTGACTTATATGTTGGCGGAACTGGCTTTATGTCAGACTTGTTTGTTAACGGTGCTCGTGTACTTACAACAGCAACTCCGACAGGATTTGACGGTGGTACAATTCACTATCCGTTAGTTGTTGGCCTAAACACAAGTACATTAAACACAATTGGTATTACAGTTAACTCGACTATTAACGCAGTTAGTACAGACTCTGGTGCAATTGTTACAATTGGTGGTATAGCCGCCGCTAAAGATTTATTTGTAGGCGGAACAATTCGTAGAGAAGGTGATATCACAACTGCTAACTGGGGTGACCTAGGTATTGCTGTAAATCTTGCTGACGCAACTTACACAGACAATCAAGCAAGTGGATCATTTACAAATACACAAGCTGTTTATATTGGTCGTCCAACAATTAAATCATTGTTTGGTTCACAGTATGATCAAGCACAAACTGTTCGTATTGAAGGAGCTCCAAAAGCTGCCAACGGTAATACTACATTATCAAGTACATACGCAGTTTGGGTAAATGATGGCAAAGTACACATTGGGTCAACAGCTACAAGTGCTACTAACTATCTAGCTAATGCTCTAAGCGTTGCTGGTGGTGTTGGTATTCAAGGCGGTGTACAACTAAGCGGTGACCTAAAAGCTAGTAACGTATATGATAACGGAAATCGTGTTGTAAGTTTTGTAAACATTACAGCAGGATATGGTTTATCAGGTGGTGGTGTTTCAGCAGGAAACTCAGCAACAATTAGCATAGCCAACGCAGGCGTTGTAACAGCAGTCGCTGGCACTGGTATTACTGTAGATAGTCCTAACGGAACTGTAACAATCAGCAACGCAGGTGTATTAACTGCCGCAGCCGGTCCTGGTATTTCAGTTAGCACATCAAGCGGAAATATTAGTATTGGCAATGCTGGTGTTCTAAGTTTAACAGCAGGAACAGATACAGCAGTAACAACATCGACTGGCGGTATTACAGTTTATAGTACAGCAACATTAGATAGCGTAACTAAACGAGGCAACTCAACAAGTTATGGTATCAACATTACTAACACAGGTACAAGCTCGTTTACTGTCGCAGGCGGAAGTATATTCAATGACGTAACTGTTACTGGAAACTTTAATGCTGGTACAAGTAACATCGTTGGTAATACAGCAACCTTTACAAGCCTAACAGCAGGCGATACTTTAATCACTGGACAATTAACTGTAGCAGGTACATATACCTATGTAAACAGTCAACAGTTAAGTATTGAAGATCCAGTTATTGACCTTGGAACAGGCCCAGGAAACACTCCATTATTAGTAAACGACGGTTTCGATCGCGGCTTATTAATGCATTATAGTACCACTGGTACAAGTAATCCTGCGTATGACAATCATGCGTTCTTAGGACGTGATAATGCCACTGGTGTATTAACATATCGTACAAACATTTGGCCAGGTGGCAGAGAGAATGTTCCAAATCCATTCTCATCAACTGGAACATTAGGCGCGGCATTATTTGGTAGCTTGAGTTTACAAGGTGGCATCGCAAGTACGACTCCGTCTTCAGGTGACTTACAAGTTGCTGGCGGTATTGGAGTTGGTGGCGCAAGTTATATTGGCGGCCAAACAGTATTTGGAAGCAGTCTAAACGCAAGCAATACACAAACTGGTGCCGTAATTGTTGAAGGCGGTCAAGCCATTAACAAAGACTTATATGTTGGCGGAAACGTTATTGTACGTGGATTTGTTCTAACAACAGCAACAGCATATAACGGTGGCGAAGTATTCAACCCAATTATTGTTACAAATGGCACAAGTGCTACAAGCACATTAACTGGTGCGTTGATTGTACATGACGGTGGTGCAGGTATTGGCGGTGATGTATGGGTAGGTGGTACATTAAATGCTAACGTAGTTCTACAAAATGGTCAACCGATTACAACATCAATTGGTCTAAACCTAGGCGCTGGCTTAACTGGTACTGTAACAACAAGTACAGGTTCTGTAATTATTGCGTTAACTAATACAGGTATTGCTAATTTAACTGGCGGTCCTGGTATTCAAATTACTACAGCAACAGTCTACGGTGCTACAACTACTGTAACAAACATTGGTGTAACAAGTTTAATAACTTCTGGTAATGGTATTAGAGCAAGTACATCAACTGGCGCAGTTACGATTGCTAACTTTGGTGTAACAAGTGCGGTAGCCGGTGCTGGTATTAACGTAAATCAAAGTACAGGTAGTGTAATTATTACCAACGTTGGTGTTTATAGCATTGGAGTTATCGGTAACGGTATCACTGCTACAACATCAACAGGATCAGTATTCTTATTAAACTCTGGTGTAACAAGTTTAACAGCTGGTACAGATACTGTAGTTACAGCCGCAACAGGTGACATTACAGTTTACAACGCAAGCACATTACAGTCAGTAACTGATCGTGGTAATGCTACATCAAATCAACTGTTGATTACAAATGCTACAGGTGCAAGTAATATCGCAACAGGTGCTGTACAAGTAACCGGCGGTGTTGGGATTGGTCAAAATGCGTGGATTGGTAACAACTTAAACGTTGGAAACAATACTGTATTAACAGGATATTTGAGTGTAGGTTCAACTGCTACAATTAACGGTGCGTTAACTGTTATCGGTAGTGGTATTGAAGAATATGACCTACGTGTTAAAGGTAGTAGCTCAGGAGATCAGCTAGCAATTTCTAGCAAAGCAACAATTGGCTATGGTTCACATATTGACGTATTAAATTCTACAGGAACTGGATTTAGTACCCTACAGTTGAATCAAGGTCTACAGATTGATGCTAACGCAATCGTTCGAGTAACAACTTCAACAAATAGCACAAGTACTACAACAGGTGGCCTAGTAGTAACAGGCGGTGTAGGAATACAGAAAGACCTAAACGTAGGCGGCTTAGTAACAGTCGCTGGTAAAGTTTGGGGACAGGGCGGCTACATTGGCCTAAATCCATACACAATCTTTACAGGTACAAGTAACGTAACAGTCGTAGATAGTGGAGCAGGAACAAGAGAAATTGATGTAGTTGTTCAAGGAACTCAAGTTACTACATTCTACAATAATAACGTATATGTTCCAGTAACTATAAACGGTTCAGATATAGTTTCTACAGGAACAATTACTCGTTCTGGAAACGTAACTAAAACTGCTTGGGGTACAGCTGGAGTAGGTATCGCAGTACCAGCTGCAACCTATACTGATTCAAATAGTGTTGGAGTAGTTGCTGGCAACTTTATTAACGCTTTTGGTATTCCAACATTAGCGTCTACTAATTCAGTAACTTATACAAACGCTTCTACAGTTTATATTGGCGGAGCACCTATAGCAACAGGTAGCGCATCGTTATCAAATGCGTGGAGTTTATATGTAGGTTCAGGCAAAGTTAAGATTGCTGACGCAACCGCAAGTAACAGCCCGCAAACTGGTGCTTTACAAGTAGCAGGCGGTGTAGGAATATTAGGCGACTTAAATGTTGACGGTAACGGCGACTTTAATGGAAATACATTAAATGTTGGTAATTCAGAAACCTACACATATACTAGCCCAAGTATTAGTTCTACATCAACTGTAAACTTAGATACTTTTGCGATTGGTACATATCAATCAGCCAAGTACTTTGTACAGGTTGCTGATAACACAGCAGTAGGACAACCTAATAAGATGTACGTTAGCGAGATTATTGTATTCCATGACGGTAACACAGTACCAGCAGTTTATATCTCAGAATACGGTATGGTTTCTAACTTTGGTGATTTAGGTACATTTGACGCAGTATTGAGTGGTGGAAGTAACATTCAGCTAACATTCAAACCTAACTATGTTCCAACAAACATGGTGATCAAAGTACACAGATTAACCCTTAGCAGGTAGTAATACAGCGTAAACGCCCTAGTTTTCCTTTCCGTGGTAAATAGTTGATACAGCAATTATTGCCATACGTGGAGAGGGAAACTAATGGCTTACAATGACGATTTTATAGTCAAAAATGGTCTCGTGGTTCGTGCAACGAACTTAGCGAACTATCAATCAACTAGCACACAAACAGGTGCAATCACAACGCCAGGCGGCATCGGAATTGGCGAGAATGCCTTTATCGGCGGACAGCTTAATGTAGCTTCATCTAGTACATTTCAAGTAGGCGCACAGTTTGGCGACATTACAAAGATTCTCTCAACTGCGGTTAATACAGCAACCGTAGTACCAGATGGCAATGCGTTACAAGTATCTGGTGGCATATACGCACAAAATATTAATATTGCTGGCCTAGGTTTCATTAAAGGCTCACAAATTTTAACACAAGCCGATGGTTTCAAAGGCGGTGTAATTAGTGAACCATTATTAATTAACACAACAACAAATTCAACATCAACAACTACTGGAGCTTTATCAACTCCGGGCGGTATTGGTATTGGATCGGACATGTACATTGGTGGTACTCTTAATGTCCTAACTAATTTAAATGTAACAGGTGATGTAACTGGTGGTGGTTCACACTTATTAAACACAATTTTAACAAACAACAGTCAAGGTATAAGTTCTAAAGTAACATATAGTGGATACACCGCTACTATTGCTTTAACTAATACTGGTGTTGTTTCAATTACTACTGGTAGTGGTATTGTTGTTAGCACTTCAACTGGAAGCGTAACAATATTCAACGCAGGTATTTTAACTGTAACAGCCGGTAATGATATTTCAGTAACAGCAGACAACTATAACGGCCTAGGTCAACCTATTGGTAACGTTATAATTAACGATGCTAGTACTTTCCAAACTGTAGCTAGTCGCGGTAACTATACCGATCAAACGATTTCTATTAACAATAATAGCGTAGGTACAGATCCAATTACTGGAAATGCGTTAACAGTAGCAGGTAGTATCGGCGCTCAACAATTATTTGTAACAAATACTTCTACTATTGCTGGCGCAATTATTGTTACAACAAGTACAATTAATCAATACTTGGGTGGTACAATAACTCAAACATTACGTATTGCGAACACTACAAGTTCTATTGATACATCAACTGGCGCCCTAGTAGTTACTGGCGGTGTTGGTATTGGTCAAGATCTTTACATTGGACGTAGTTTAAATGTTACAGGTAATTCTGTATTCTACGGCGGACTAACTGTAGTAGGTAGCTATACTACTGTTACAGTAAATTCAACTCAAACAGTTTTCCGTGATCCAGTTCTTGATATTGGTTCAGGAATTAATAACTCTGCTCTAACTATTAATGATGGTTTAGATCGCGGTCTGTTAATGCACTACAATACTGGGTCTAGTACATTATTTGACAACCATGCCTATGTAGGCCGTCAGTCTAGCACAGGTGAATTTGTTTACTTAACTGATGTTGTTCCGGGCGGAAATGAAGTTGTTCCAAATCCATTTAGTGGTAACTTTGGTAATGCTCGATTTGGTAAGTTAACTCTTAACTCAGCTCAGGCAAGCACAAACAATACATCAGGCGCATTAGTTGTAAGCGGCGGGGTAGGTGTTGGTGGCGCAATATATGCCGGTTCAGTATATGATAACAGCAATCGTGTAGTTACATCAGTTAACCTTACATCTACATTAGTAACTGTAGGCAACGCAGGATCTGGTATTGCTGTTCTATCAACAGTAGTAACAGGATCTAATGTAACAGTTAATTTAACTAACACTGGTATTATTGGATTAGTAGGCAGTACTGGTATTAGTGTTGTTGGAACTTTAGCACCGAACGGTATGCAAGTTGGTGTTTCGACTATTACTAACACTGGTGTTTTATCAGTACAAGCGCAAGGCGACATGTATTCTACATGGGACGGTACTGCGTATTATACTGGTAATGTTCGTATATACAACAGTTCAACTCTTGATACCGTAGTAGCTCGTGGTAATTCTACAACTAGCATTATTCAAGTTTTAAATCAAACAACAAGTACAACCGTTACATCAACTAACGCATTACAGGTACTTGGTGGTATCAGTGCTAAGACATTGATGATCACAGACAAGGCATTCTTAAATGGTGCTGAAATTGTTACCTCAGCAACTATTAATAGTTTCTCTGGTGGAACAATTAATAACAAATTAAAAATTGCCGCAACAGATACTTCAACTAGCACAACAACAGGTGCATTAGTTGTAACTAGTGGTATTGGTGTTGGCGACAACATTAACGTTTGGAATACATTAACACAGTGGAATACTAATACTGTTGGTTTATCAATTGCTGGTACAGCACAGTTTAAAAATGTTGTTTATGCTAACACAGTTTCTGCCTTAACTCTAGGATTAGATTTAGTTAGCGTTGGTACAGGTACTGTTAATATTAACGGTATTGATATTTTAAATTATTCTGCTAACGTTTGGTTTGTAACTAGCAATGGTAAGGATACAAATGATGGTCGTCGAATTGCCTCAGGATTTAAGACAATTAAACATGCGTTAGCAGTAGCGCAAAGTGGCGATACCGTTTATATTGAGGCAGGTACTTACACTGAAGTATTCCCGTTAACAGTTCCAACTGGTGTAACAGTTAAAGGTGCAGGCTTACGTGCTACAATCGTTCAACCAACTGTTGGAACAAATACATTAGACGGTTTCTTATTAAACGGTGAAACAACAATCAGTGACTTTACAGTTACTGGATTCTACAAACCAGGTTACGCATTACGTTATGCGGCTGGCGCAAAAGTTACAACAAAATCAGCATACGTTGAACGTTTTTCTGTAATTACAAAAGGTAGTGTAACAAGCTCATCAGATCCATACGGATTTATACAAGCAGACGCTGGTAACGGTGTTTTAATTGACGGTAGCGCATTAGATTCAACAAGTTTAGAACCAGCGATGTTGTTTAATGAAGCAACATTTATCGTTCCAAATGCTACTGGTATGTTCATGACCAACGGTGCTCGCGCAGAGTTACTAAACGGATTCGTGTACTTTGCTGATAAAGCAATTAACGCACAATCAGGAACAACTGGATATGGTGGTGTTGGTAAAACAAAAATTAAACTTGCTAATACTTCGGGAACATTTAATCCTGGCGATGTAGTAACTTATTACTCATCAACTGGAACAACACTTGCTAGTGGTACTATCGCAAGCGTAAGTGGTAGCTATGTTTATTTCAACGGTCCAGTATGGGGCTTTGAAACAATTTCAAGTCGTCCAGGTAAGAACGTTACTACCTACGGCGGCGCAGTACAACAAAATACTATTGTTAAATTTGGTACTACAGCAGGTGATTTCCGTACAAGCGGTTCTTACCTTGAAGTATTAAACGATAACGATTTCCAATTTGGTACAGGCGATTATACTTTTGAGGGTTGGATTTACTTAACAAGTATAGGTAAAGTTAATCGTATTATGTACAAAGGTACAACACTAAGCTCTAGTATTAGACTTAGCGTAAGTGCAGGTAACTTGCTACAAGCCACACATGCTGGCACAATTATTACTGGTGCTAGTGTAATTTCAGCAGGCCAGTGGTACCATGTAGCATTATCGCATCAAGGTAGTTCAAACACTATTAAACTGTACCTAGATGGTAATTTAGAAGCATCAAGCGCCGCCGCTAGCGGTAATATTAATAATACTGATCCTTTAGATATTGGCGGCCTTGCTGGCTCTCCAGCAGATAGTCTATCAGGATACATGGATGATTTCCGTGTAAGCAATAGCTATCGTTACCCATTAGCATTTACTCCGCCTGCTTCAGCAGAAACATCAGATGCGTCAACGATCTTATTGTTACACATGGATGCCGGAAACGGAGTAACTGGATTTATTGACGATGCTAGCGGAACACAAGACGTTCGCTCATCGAGCGGTGGTACTGCTAAACAAATTGCGTTAGCTGACTACCATCAGTTCGGTGCTGAATTACGTTGTATCGGTTCTGCCGCAGTATTTGGTAATCAAGGTGTTATTGCTAACGGTACTGGTACAGATTTAAAACTAATTGCGTTCAACATGAGCTTCATTGGAGCTGGTGGCGATTTAACAGATGACGCAAGTTTAGTAGTTCAGTCGAATGAAGTAATTCAAACTAACAACGGACATGTTTACTATCAAACAGTCGACCAATCAGGCGACTTCCGTGTTGGCTCAAGTTTTACAGTTAATCAACGTACAGGCAATGTAAGTTTTGGTTCAGCTCAGGTTAATTTATCTGGATTAAATCAGTTAGTTATTACTGACGGTACACATAACGCAACAATCTACCCAACAAGCATTAGTGTTGGTGATTTATCACTTGCTGGAAATACTATAGCAAGTTTAAGCGGCGATATTACAATTGACCCAGCTGGTACATTAACTACAATTAACAGCGACTTACAAGTAAGTGGTGCGTTCTCAGTTAATACATTATCAGTTCCAAGTTTAACAAATAGCACATCTACAAATAGCGGTGCGTTGACTGTTGGCGGTGGTGCCGGTATTGGTGGCAACTTAAATATTGGCGGAACATTTACATCATTAAGTTCTGCTATTAGTACTTCATCTATTGCTAACAATGCGTTCCAAGCAATCAACGGCGGAATTGGCGCACAAACATTATACCTAGCACAAGGTGGTTATATTGGTACAAGCGCAATCGTTACAACTGCGACAATTGGTCAAAGTTTAGGCGGTATTGTTCCAAACGCATTACATATTACATCAACAGCATCTTCAACTAGCACACAAACTGGTGCGTTAATTGTTGACGGCGGCGTTGGCATTGGTGGCAATTTAACAGTTGGTGGCAACTTAAACCTATTAGGTGGTGGCTCTGTATTAACAAATATTACAGCAACTACCGACGCATACATTGGCGCAAGTGTAACAAAGAATGGTACAACTGCTACTATTAATATTGTTAACTTAGGTGTACAAAGTGTAACCGGCGGCACTGGCATTAGTGTTAGTGCGTCAACTGGTACTGTTACAATTAACTCAACCGATACATTAGATCTTGTTGCGCAACGTGGCGGTTCAACTACTGCCGCTATCGCAATCAATAATGGTAGCGTAAACACAGCAACAACCGCAGGCAACGCATTAAGCGTAGCAGGTGGCATTGGCGCATACGAACTTTATCTAAAAGATAACGGTTGGATCAACGGCGCACAAATTGTTACTACAGCAACTTTAGGAAATGCGTTCAGCAGTTCTACAGCAGTTACTGGTAACTTTAACATTACAAACACAAGCTCTAACGCATTTACAGTAGCAGGCGGAGCAACCATCGGTGGAAACTTATTCATTGGTGGAAGTATTAGTATTGCTGGAACAAGCACATACATTAATAGTAATTACACAGACATCGGTACTAAAGTTCTATACCTAAGTACATTGTCAGGTAGCGCAATCAATTCAACAGGCGCTGGTATTATCATTGGTAAAGATGCTAGCCAACTAAATGCTCAATGGGCAGAATTCCTGTATGATGGCGGTAGCCCAGGTAACTGGATAACAACAGCTGGAATTCAACCAAAGTTTGATAATACGATTGGCTTAGGTAGTGCTACATCATGGTTCGCAAGCGAATATGTAAAAGCATTATACTATGATACTGCTAGTTCAACAAGCACAGTTTATAGTACATCAACAATTGCCGGTAACAGTTTAATGACTGCTGGCGGCATTGCTGGTAGATCATTATACCTAACAACAGATGGTTGGATTAACGGTAGTAAAATTATTACAACCGGTAACTTATCAACATACGCCGGAACATATGATGGTCAAACTCCATTACACTTCCCTCTAACAGAATTAGATACTACTGATTCTTCAAGTACTACAACAGGTGCGTTAATTGTTAAGGGCGGCGCAGGTATTGGTTATAACTTATATGTAGGCCATAACGTTAACGTTGGAACAAACTTAACTGTAAACGGTACTGCGTTAATTCAAAATACAAACTCATCAACCGCATATAATAACGGCGCATTAGTAGTCGACGGTGGAGTTGGAATTTTAGGTAATTTACGTGTTGCTGGTGTAGTTGCTGGCGGTAACTTCTTTGGTATTGATTCCGGTGGTCCAATCAATACTCCAATGACTGTAAGTGCGGCGGCATATTATGCGAACATGGGTAATGTATACTTACAAAATCCAACAGGTCCAAACCTTATTCAGTCATCTGGTGTTATTGCTCCAATAGTTGGCGCAGGCACTGGCGAATTATTAATTCAAGCGTCTGATGGAATTCACATTCAGGGTGTTGCTAGCACAAGTAGCGGAGCATGGGGAGTTGCTGTTTCAGCAACTATTGGCTCAGTTTATATTAAAGGTGCTGGCATTGGCGGCACAACTGGTACAATTATTGACAGCAGTTTATTTGTAACAAGCACAGCAACAATTATATCATTAATTGCTGGCGATGTTATGTCAGGCAGTACAGTAATTGCTAACTCAACATTATCTAGTACAAGCACAATCTCAGGCAACGCTATCCAAGCAGGTAACGGTGGCATTGGCGCACAAACATTATATCTAAGCAATAGTGGTTGGATCAATGGCGCACAAATTATTACTACTGCTACATTGAATGGCTTTACTGGTGGCGCAATTAATAACAGTTTAATTATTACTAATCAGACAAACGCAGTCAATACACAGTCTGGAGCATTACAAGTAGTAGGCGGTGTTGGTGTTGGTAAAGACATGTACATCGGTGGTAGCCTACACTTAGTTGGCGATTTATATGTCGACGGTACTCAAACAATTATTAATTCAAACAGTATCCAAACCGGTGATAAGACAATTGGTGTAAGTACAGCATCAGTAACAGCGTTTGCCGCTTTAGGTTCTGGAATTACAGTTGGACCTTCAACAGGTTACTATGCTAAGTTAACATTTGATGGTAATGCTTCTTGGCAGTCAAGCGTTAACCTTGTACCTGGTCAAAATGGTTTATTCTTAGGTACCGCAACAAATGCGTGGGGTGCGTTCTATGTTAATGCCGGTGTTGTTAAAAATGGCACTAGCGCAACTTCAACATCATCTGGTGCGTTACAAGTAGCTGGTGGTATTGGCGCAGGAAACTTATACCTAGGTTCAACATTCTCAAGCACATTAACAAATACACAAAATGCGTTAACTACTGTAGGTGGCGCATGGATTGGTGGACAATTGAATGTTGCTGGTACAGATGCGTGGATTAACGGCAGTCCAATTTTAACTGCTACACACGGATACGATGTAACATTCTTAAGCGGTACTGACTCTTCTGCTAATAACAATGGGTCACTAGTATTAACTGGCGGCTTAGGAGTAGGTAAAAATATTAACGTTGGTGGACAAGTATTCATCAACAACATATCAGAGTCTACAATAACTAACACATCAAATGCGTTAGTAGTAAGTGGTGGTATCTATGCTGACTCTGCGATGTTTAATACAATCGCAACAGTAAACGGTGGCATTGTAATTACAACAGCTACAATTGGTAACTATGCGTTCAACGGTGGTTCAATTAACAAGCCAATTACAATCAATTCTGCAACACAGGCAACAAGTACAATTACTGGTGCTTTCCAGATTGTTAATGGTGGTGCTGGTATTGGTGGTAACTTATGGTTAGGCCAATACTTAAACGTAGGTGGTACAAGTACATTCCAGAGCACAGCAACATTTAGCAAAGGCCTTGTAGCAACTACAGCATCAATTACAACTGCTACAATTACTTCAAACGTAGCTAATACCGCAACTGCGGCAGGCAACGCATTAAATGTAGTCGGCGGCGGTAGCTTTGGTTACTTACGTGTGGCGAACCAAGCATGGGTTAACGGTAGTCCGGTAATTACTGCGGCAACTATTAACAGCTTCTCTGGTGGTACTATTAATAACCCACTAGCAGTTAGTGATCCAACACAAGCAACTAGCACAGTAACAGGTGCGTTAAGAGTTATCAATGGTGGTTTAGGTGTTGGTGGAAATATTTGGTCAGGCGGATCATTAAACTTTATTGATCCTACATTTACTGCTGATGGATATTTTGGTCCGGATACTGGATTAACATCAATTCAGTTAGGTTCAAATAATACTGCTCAACCTTTAGCATTTATTATTAATAAAGGCGAAGTTGGACGTTTTGCGGCCAACAAGAACTTTGGTGTTGGCACTACAACTCCAGCATACGGTATTGATTTACAAACTGGCAACAGCCCAGCATGGAGCGTCAACACAGTATCTAACTTGTTGAGCTTAAAATCAAGTCTATGGAATACAATTATTTCCGCAGATATTCCAAGATTAGATATTGTTCAAATTTCTAATAATAGTGGCGCAAGTTTTGAAAACTGGATTACTGCTGGTACAACACAGTACGGGTCAGCTCAGCCATTAGTATTTGCTGGCGGTACATTCCCAGACGTAGACAACTTAGGTACAAATACAGTAACTGAATGGGCTCGCTTTACATCCAGTGGTAACTTTGTTGCCGCAGGTGGAGTACAATCATTAACAGGTTATATCACAAGTAATTCGTTCAATACAGCAACATCACTTGGCAATGCCTTACAAGTAGTAGGCGGAGCAAGTGTAGGTTACTTACGTGTAGCTACAGCAGGTTGGATTAATAACAGTCCAATTATTACTGCGGCAACTATCAACAGTTACCAATTTAACGGTGGAACAATTACTTCACCGTTGTATGTAAACACAACTACACAAGCAGTTAGCTCTGTAACTGGCGCTATTAGAACTATTGGTGGTATTGCGGCATACGGTAATATTTTTGCTGGTCAAAACTTCTACGGTAATTTAATTGCTACAAACATTACTGCTACAAATATTAATGCGGCATTGAATCCGTTAACTATTGGCGGTACTGTAACAATTTCAACAACGTCTGATACTACTGGTCCAGGATTTGGAGCATTACAGATATCACAAGGTGGCGCTTATATTGCTGGTACAACTTGGATCAACAAGACCGCAAGTAATACTGGTACAATTACAGGTAACGCATTACAATTACCTAATGGCGGTATTGGTGCGCAAACATTATACCTAGCACAAAGTGGTTGGATTAATGGATCACCAATCGTAACAGCGGCTACAATTAACAGCTTCTCTGGCGGTACTATTGCTAGTCAGTTAAATTTAAGTAATAATTCTCCAAGCGTAAGCACAAACAGCGGAGCACTTACAGTAGTAGGCGGCGTTGGTATTGGTGGCGATTTATATGTAGGCGGAAGTATTCATGCTACTGGTGATTTATACGTAGACGGTACACAAACATTCCTAAATTCTACAAATATTCAAACAGGCGACAAAGTACTTTACCTAAGCGCAGGCGCTCCAAATGCGGCTGCCGCAGTAAGTTCAGGCATCGCAGTTGGAAACACAACTACTCCGTTCGCTAGTTTATTATTTGACGGTGTAAGTGCTTGGCAATCACAAGGCAACATTATTCCTTCAACAGCAGGCGGTTGGAGTTTAGGTAGTTCTACAAATCCGTGGAACACTGAATATGTATTGAATTCTAGAATTCAAAGTACTACAGATGCTTCAAGCACAACAACTGGCGCTTTACAAACATTAGGCGGTGTTGGTATTGCTAAGAACTTAGTAGTTGGAAGTTCGGCAACTGTACAAAGCACATTATTCAGCTTAACAACAATTACAAACAACGCAATTTACACACCAGGCGGTATTGGTGCTCAGTACTTAAACATCAGCGGTGCTGGTTATATCAATAACAGTCAGATTATTACTGCGGCTAACATTGGTGGTTATGCTTACAATGGTGGTTATGTAAACAATGCTATTATTGAAACAACTACAACTGATGCTACAAGTTTAACAACTGGTTCTATTGTAACAGCAGGTGGTGCGGCAATTGCTAAACAGTTACAAGTTGGATCAAGTGCTACTATTGCTAGTTCAGCATACAGCACATCGACTATTGCTAATAACGCATTACAAGTAACAGGTGGAATTGGCGCACGTTCAATCTACTTAACTACAGAAGGTTGGATTAACGGAAGCCCAATTGTAACTGCGGCTAATATTAATAACTTTAGTGGTGGTACAATTAATGCCGCACTAACAATTAATAATGGAACACAAGCAGTATCAACTACAACTGGCGCATTAATTGTACAGAATGGTGGTTTAGGTATTGGTGGTAACATTTATGCTGGCGGATATTTAAACGTTGGTTCTACTGCTAATGCTTCTGGTACAATTGGTACAACTGGTTCTGGTTCATTACAAGTATTAGGTGGCGCAAGTGTAAGCGGTATATTGAACGTAAGTGGTACAACTTGGTTAGGTGGTAACGTTGGTATTCAAACAACTACTCCAGGCCAGGCACTTGAAGTTAACGGCAACTTTGTCGTTGGCGCATACAATAACTCACGTGTACAGATTACTAACGGTGGTGGCGCTAACGCAATTTATGAAATAGCAACAACTGAATCAAACCCACGTTGGACTGTTGGCCGTGACTTATTTGGCATAGCAACAAGCGGTATTGCGTTCATGAATGCTAACCAATCGATGTCAGCAGGTGGTGCTGGTGTTGGTGCGCTAAGTGGATCAAATGGTTACTTAGGGTTCTATACAACTAACGGCACATCACAAGTTGCTCGCGGTGCGTTTGATACCTCAGGTAACTTTGGTATTGGAGCAGTTAGTGGATTATTAGCTAAACTAGATGTACGTGGTAACATGTATGTACGTGCTGGTAACACTGATCATATCTTCTTAACTAATAACATTTCACAATACGCTGATATTCAGTTAACAAGAACAGGCACAGGCTCTAACGCAGACTGGCGTATTGGTGTAGCCGGCGCCGCAAGTAACTTCCTACCAACAGCCGCTCAAGGCGATGCTGTAATGACTTACAACTCAAACTTATTAATTGGCTCACAAAGCAATTATGAAGTTGCTCGCTTTAGTGGATCACAATTATTGATTAGTACTGCTACTCAAAGTATCAGCACACAAAGCGGTAGCATTGTAACATACGGTGGTGTTGGTATTCAAGGTAACTTAAACGTTGGCGGTACTGCTAACTTTACAGGTACAACTGTAATCAGTTCAGCAATATTCAATACATCAACTATCGCAGGTAACGCATTACAAGTTGCCGGTGGTATTGGTGCTTACAGTATTAACCTACAAGCTAACAGCTGGATTGGTGGATACCAAATTGTTACAACTAATAACATTGGAGCATTCACTGGTGCGTTCAACGGCGGTACTATTTCTACTCCGTTATATATTGCTAATCCAACAGACAGCGGATCAACAAGCTCTGGTGCGTTATATACAACTGGTGGTGTTGGTATATCTAAACAGTTATATGTTGGTGGTACATTAACTGCCGCCGGTAACTTAACAATTAGCGGTACTACAAATCATATTAATGCTACCCTAGCAAGTTCAACAACGACAGCCGCAGTAGTAATTACTAACGGTGGTTTAGGAGTTGGCGGTAATGCTATATTTGGTAGCACAGTACAAGCCGCTGGTCTAATTACTACTAACGGTCTAGCAGTTAATACAGTTGGTACAATTAGTACTGATCAAACAACATTTAATATTGTTAACTCAACAGCAACTACTGTAAACATTGCTGGTGCCGCAACAACAATGAATATTGGTAATGCGTTAGGCACTATCAATACTCCAAGTATTGTAAAAATTAATAATGCTACTCAAGCATCTAGCACAATTACTGGCGCACTACAAATTGTTAACGGCGGAGCAGGCATTGGTGGTAACGTTTGGATTGGCGGTACTTTAAATACTGTCGGTTCAGCAAACTTACAGGCCGCAACAGTTACTGGCGTTGCTCAGTTTACAAATGCTACATCAGCAACAAGTACACTAACAGGCGCAGTACAAATTACAGGTGGCTTAGGTGTACAAGGCGACATTTACGCTCGCAACATTTACGCTAACGGTACATTAGTTGGTTCTGGTGGATCTGGTGGCGGTGGTGGTACTTCAACAAGTACTCCGTACATTAACGTCTATACAGCGACAATCAGCTTCTCAACATTAACAGGTGGCTTAACAACTGTTGGTGGTGCTGGTATTGGTAAAGACTTGTTTGTTGGTGGTCCAGTTGTTGTTGGCCGTGCGTTTATGGACGGTTCAGCAAGTGTCCAAGCACAAAATAATATTGAGTCTGGTGGCGCATCAGTAAGCAACGGACAATATTCTCAAGGTGGAAACTTATTAGTTTACAGTTCAGACTACTCACAGGCTAACTGGAGCAAGTTTAACGGTACATATCAAGCTGGTTCTACAACAAGTCCAGACGGTACACTAAACGGTAGTAAGATTATTGAAACTGGCGCAAGTGGTAACCACTATATCCAGCAGACAATTAATCAATCAGGTCCAGTAACAGTTAGCGCATACATGGCGGCAGCTGATCGTACATACAGTATTTTAAACATTACTGTTGGCGGTACAAGTCATGCGGCATGGTTTAACTTATCAACTGGAGCTGTAGCAAGTACAGCAGGTGTAACATATCCAGTAACAGCACGTATTGACCCAATACCTTACTTACAAGGTAGTGCGGTTTGGTACCGTTGTTCTGTAACAGTATGGGCACCTCAGACAGCAACAGCAACAGCCGTTGGCGCTTACACAGCACTAGGCGGTGATACAAGCATTGGTGGTACATTGAGCTTGTTCTCAGGTAGCGCAGGATTTGGTGTTTACTGTTACGGTATTCAAGCAGAGCCAGGTTACTATCCAGGTGCGTATGTTCCAACAACAGCGGCGGCAGTAACTCCTGCGGCACACGTTTACTCAGGTGGTAGCTTATATGTTGCTAATACAGCAACAGTTGGCGGAAGTACCGTTGTAACTCAAGCAAACATTATGACGTATTGGGGTGGTACAAGTGCTAACTCCTTTACCCTAAACAATGCTACAAACTCAACAAGTACAACTACTGGTGCTTTAGTAATTACTAACGGTGGTATTGGAGTTGGTGGTAACATTTATGTTGGTGGTACATTATACGCTACAGCTAAGAGCTTCTTAATCGATCACCCAACTAAAGAAGGTTACAAGTTACAATACGGTTCTTTAGAAGGTCCAGAGAATGGTGTTTACGTTCGTGGCAAATTAACCGCGTCTAATACAATTGAACTTCCAGAGTACTGGACAGAATTGGTTGATGAAGATACTATTACAGTTGACTTAACACCAATTGGATACCATCAAAAACTATTTGTAGAATCAATTGGTGACAATAAAGTTGTTGTAGGAAATTCAAATTTAATTGGCGCTAAGATTAACTGCTTCTACGTAGTATGGGCAGAACGTAAAGATATTAAAAAATTAGACGTGGAGCATAAGGAATAATATGGCAGTCATTAACGGAACATACATACCCCTAAGCGGCCTACAGCTGATGGCCGATCCTCGTAACGTCAAATGTTATCCTGGATCTGGTACAGCCGCCATTAATCAAATGGACAATACCGCACTAACTTTGAGTGGTATTACTTACTCTGGTGGTTACTGGGTCAATGCCGCGGCAGGTACTATTATCAGTAATGCTAGTTACAACTTAACTTTAGGATCTGGTTATACAGTTATCCAATGGTTGAACTTAACTAGTACTAACCCAACTGGTGGAAGTTTTGGTTTTACTAGTGGTAGTAATACTGCGAACTTTTATATGGGCGGCGCAACAACAATGCGTTGGGAAACATATCTAACAGGTGGCGATTTATCAAGCAATCAAACATTCCAAGCAAATACTTGGGCAATGTGGGCTGGAACATTTAGCGGTACTGGATCAGCAGGTGGTAGCGGAACTAGTTCAATTTACTATAATGGTAACTTAGACAACACCGCAACTAAAGCAGGATCTGCTAGCATCAACTCGACATTCCAGATTGGTATATATTCTGGACCGATGACAGGTAGCATAGGACCATCATTGTTTTACAGCCGTGCGTTAAGTGCTACAGAAATTAAAACTGTATTCAACGCTTATCGCTCAAGTTTTGGATTATAAATATTAGGAATAATGGAACAACGAGATGGCACTTACTGATCGCAATATAGTTATAACACCGCAAGGTCCTATAGGACTAGGCGCAAGCGAACCTACAATTAGGTTTACTGGTGCCACTGCGTCGACCTCAGCATCAACTTATATCCGTGTTTTAGATACAGGTGCTGTTTCAAACGAAGGACCTGCTCTAGGTTACGGACAAGCTCAGTTAATTCAAGACGGTCCAAGTAGCGGATCAGGTGGCGCAAATACATTATGGTCGCAAACAGATAGATCAGGTATACCTAGCATTGAAATATTTGACACTGGTTCAATTAATATTGCCAAGTATCAAGGTACAGTTTATCTAGGTAACAATGCCGCATCATCAAATACAACAACAGGCGCCTTACAAATTTTAGGCGGTGTAGGTGTTTCAGGAAACTTAAACATCGGTGGCTCATTTGCCATGAACGCTAACTTAGGTGTTGGCGGCGCAGGATCTACATACGGCATTACAGTTAATACCTCTACTAATGTGGCAGGCTATTTTTATAACGCAGGTAATTCACAGGCAGTAGCATTACAAGTTGGCGCAAGTACATATCCTCTAGGTATTGGTTTTAACAGTTATAATAACGTAGGTACAACTTATGTAAGTGGTACTGGTTATAACGCACAGGTACAACTAATTGGCGGTACTTTAACATTTAACGTATCGGCCGCAAGTCAGTCAGCGGCATCTATTGCTACGCAACTTATGGGATTAAGTGTTAGTGCTACCGGTATTGTAGTTCCTCAATCAACAGCAATTACCGTAGCAAGCGGAACAGCATCCACAGGTACTGGCGCAATTATTACTTACGGTGGTATTAGTGCAGGTGGCGGTATTGTTACTGCTGGAGATGCTTATCACAGCGGAGTACGTATTGGTACAGGATCTGCAAACATTAGTTCAAACACCGTTGTTGGTAATGCCGCCGGCGCAAACTTATTAACTGGTGGTTCAAATTCATTAATTGGTTACCAAGCAGGTAACGCATTAACATCAGCAGGACAAAATACTGTAATTGGTTACCAAGCTATGTTGCTTCAACAAGCAACTGGTGGAGCAAATACTGCGATTGGTTATCAATCAATGTACAGCGTTAACAATACCGCAATGACTAACAACACCGCCATCGGTTATCGTGCGATGGGATTAGGTAACGGTGGATTCTACGCAAATACTGGTATCGGTTACTATGCTCTAGCAAACGTAACAGGCGGCTATAATAACGTTGCTATTGGTTATAACGCAGGTAACAATATTGCCGGCGGCTATCAAAATACTGTTATTGGATATGGTGCTGGTAACGCACTAGCTGGTCAAGCTAACGTAGTTATTATCGGCGGAGCAACTGGTTCTGGAGCAGTTAATAACGCAGTTATTGTTTCAGACGGCGCTGGTAACATTCGTATGAGTTTTGACGGTAGTGGTAACGCAAGTATTCCAGCAACAACTGCAGCCAACGGTACTGCTGGTACAGGTGCCTTGGCAGTTAGTGGTGGCGCAAGTATAGCTAGTGGATTAACATTAGGCGGTGCGCTATATATTGGTGGCTCGGCAGGTACTAGTGGTTATTTCTTACAGTCAACTGGTACTGGTTTACAGTGGGCACAGGCAGCGATGACCATTGCCAATATTACAACCAATGCCGTTTATTACCCAGTGTTTACAAACTCAGTAAGTGGAACAATTACTACAGAATATGTTGATAGTAGTCACTTACAATATAACCCAAGTAGTGGTATTTTAACTGCCGGCGGATTCTTAGGTCCTCATAACGGTACAGTTGGTGCTACTACAGCCAACTCTGGTAACTTTACAACATTAGCAGGAACACAGTTAACAATTACTAACGGTGGAACCACACACGCAATTACTGGTCCACTAGGTGGCGCACTAACTTTATCTAACGGTGGTACACCGGGTTCTGGTGTATGTTTAGCAGTTAGTGGATCAGGTGACATTAACATGACATCAGGTGCAGGTATATACTTTGGTAATTATAGTAACGCAACTGGTACAAGAATTACAGGATCTGGAACCGGTGAATGGTATATGTATCGTACAGGTACGTTGAACCTACAATCAAACGGTACCGGCGCTGTTCAAGTAAACGGTATTTTATACGTAACAGGCGACGCATACACTAACTATTCTGATATTAGACTTAAGAACGTAGTTGCTCCTATTACCGATGCCGTTGCTAAGATTCGTAAATTAAACGGGTTCGTTTATACAGCAAGCGAACTAGCACTAAGTTTAGGACAGGGCAAAGAAGGACAATTACGTGTTGGTCTTTCAGCTCAAGATGTATTCGCAGTACAACCAGAAGCTACTGGATTAGCAGGGTTTGATGTAGACGAAAACGGTGATTCTAAATCAGGTGAAAACTATCTAAGTGTACAGTACGAAAAATTAGTACCGTTATTAGCAGAAGGTGTTAAAGAAAACGCAGACGAAATTGATGCTTTAAAAGCAGAAATCGCGCAACTAAAAGAATTAGTAGCCCAGCTATTAAAATAAATAACAGCAATATTAAGGAAATAAGAAAATGGCATTATACATTGGTAACACTAACGTTATTCCAGGTATCTATCCTCTACCTAGTACTGACGCATACTCAAGAGGTGCTTCGCTAGTAACTGACGGATCAGTAGCATACTGGACATATCCGGGAAGCCCATCAGGTAACCCGCAAGCAGGTTGGAGATACCGTGCTATTATTACTCACGGTTTTAGTACTGCCGGGTATAAAGGTTCAAACGCATGGCGTTCGTTAAACAAGACTTGGCACACTACTGATATTACATATTACTGTGGTGACCAGTTAACTAACACCGGTGACTATATTGACGGTTTCTTTTCTGACTACAACGGATACACATTAGGTTGTAACAACGGCTTTGGTGGATCTTCAGCGCATACTGAATCATATAACTTGTACACAGGTACTGGTCGTGTTCGTGGCGGTTCTGTTTTCTCTCCTTACTCATTTGGATATACTGATGATAACCCACAGGCAGTTATGGGATACGGTACAGTAGGTGGATGGGATATGGGTACAGCTCGTAGAACATTTGGAGCATCAACCGCAATTACATATCAATATGGATATGCCGCTGGTGGTGCTGGTCCTACTGAAAAGATGCACATGCCAACTGAAGTTATGTACAACACAACTGGTAACAACCGTGGTGCTGGTAGTGCGACAGCAGGCGGCGGTCAAGAGGTATCATGGTGGTCAATTGGTGGTGGTCCAAGCGGTATGTACCATTCAAACGATTCTTGGTTTGTAGCTCCTACTACATTTACAACTGACAGCTTTATGAAATTCCTTCCAAGTAAGTACGGTTGGCACTATGTAGGTACACAATCTAACGTTAACGTAAACCGTGTACAGTTCAACGATACATCGGGTGCGGCAATTGCTTACTTTAACCAAATCTCAGCATACGGCGAAGACGTTATGATGATGGGACAAGATTGGGGCTACATGACTGGTAACTATGACGGTCAACAAAATAACAAGTGCGATAAGACAACTTATAGTAACAACGCACAAACACGTATGCCAGCGGCAACACGTAACAAAGGACACTACGGAGCCAGTTCGGGTTCTGCGTCGTCCGCGGCTGCTCTAGTTGCCGCTTCAGGTCGTCCGGGAGTTTAATATGACAACAGCAACAAACTTAGATTTTTGGGACGTAGCTATTGCTCCAAACGTACCAGCACTTCCTCCGGTAGTATATGGTGGAGATCCAATTCCTGCAAACAGCTTTATTGCTACAGGAACATTGTTTATGATAGTAGGGGATCATGTAATTGATCCTAAGTACTACGATCAAACTCACCAAGACCCTGCGTTATATTGCGAAGATCTTTATCAGTTATTCAACGTACAATGCGTAGCAATGAGTCAGCACTTTTTTGATACAATGAGTCCATTATGGCCTAAGTCAAAATTTGTTATAATTGAAGAACGAGTTGCCCGTAACGGTCGCCAATTCTTTGCTGACTATCGTTCAGCGGCTAAAGTATGGATGTCTAATACTGATCCTACTGCTTCTGCTAATTTACCAGAAGCAATGAAAGTACCTGTAGAAATCACAGATGAAATCGTAGCAGACGTAGTACAATTTATGTACCTATTTGCTAAGGAAATTGTTGAAGATGAATACGAACGTCGTTTCCTTGCGTATGCACCAGCAGGCAAAGTAGAACAAGCTACTTGGGAAATACAAAAACACGAAGCTCGCGAATGGCTACGCTATCAAGGCGCAGACGGTCACAAAACTCCGTTCTTAGATTATATGGCTAGCGAGCACAATCGTGATAAAACCGAATTAGCTAACAAGATTTTAACAAAAGCAGAAGCATACGAAGATGGTTTATCTACTATGCTAGTAAACTTACAAAGAGTACTAAAAGATTTCCAATCCGCAACCACTGTATGGGACATGAATATTAAATACGAGCAGTATTTTGGACTTCAGATGCCTATTAAACAAGCTCAGGCGCTTGGGTTAACTGAAGGTCCAGATAGCCCAAATAGAATAACTGAGGTAAAACATGGATTCCAATTCTAACAAAGTAAGTACGTATTTAAAAGATTTAGATAGTATATCAACATCAGATGTAAAAGAAATTAAGATCGACGCAGATTTCTGTAATCGATACGATTTAAATGATTTTGAAAAAGAAATCATGTCATACGCAGTTCATACCAATATGAGTATGACTGCGTATCAATGCGAAAACTTTGTTGCTAAAGGAGCTGGTATTACTCCTTGGCGCCAAGTACGTCAAGCATTTATGGAACTAGAATCACGTTACCATTCATATCAAGAAATTAAAACCAGTCTACGCAAAGCTGAACTCATCCGCAAGAAATGGATGCGTGATCAAGCCGAAGCAACAGACGAAATCGCAAAAGAAATGTTACAAGTAGATATCGAAAAGAATGATTACGATATTACTATTTGGAAGCGTAAGCTACTACAAGCTGAAACTGAAATCAATGCGTTTATGAGTTTTGTTAAGAAACATGCTACTACTGAAGATGATTTACAGTTCTTCGCAGAAGAGCGTCCTGAAGAAGAACGCAAATACTGGATAGCACGTTTAGCTAAACAAGCGGCAACTGACGTAATTAGTTATGGTCGTATCGGCGCTGGTAATATGGATAGCATTACCCAAATGCCAGAAGAAGATCAGATGCAGACTATTGCGCTAGCCATGAAGTACAGTGGTGAGATTCAAGCAGGGATACATAATATATCAATGTCAGTACAACCTGGTATTGATAAAATGATAGAGACCAAAAATGACCGAATCCCAAACTTACTTGACACCGCAAAAAATATTCAGCTTACCGATCAACCCAAAATTAACGGAACAACAGTTCTTTAATTTTTTAGACTTTTGTAAGAAATATAAGGAGTGGATTTTCGATGTGTATTTTACATCGAGGATTGCTCCTTTCACTCAGGATGCGATGGGAGATATATTCCTAAATCAGGAAGATGCTTTTAGTGCCATCGATGCCGCTCTACATATTCAGCAACAAACTGGAATCCCAGTATGTGCTACCTTTAACAACATTCAAGTTCCTCCAACTCAGCAACTATTAGAAGTATGGTTAGATAATTTTCAACCGCTATATGATGCTGGTGTTAGAAGTGTAATTTTACCTCATTTACATTGGATGGCTACTGGACAAGTTAAAGCACGATATCCTGACTTGTATGTTAAAAATACTATTCTACGTAATGTAACAACACCTGCTGATTATATTGCTTACGCAAAGGCAGGGTTTGATTATATCTGTATTGATCGTGATTTGATGCGTGACCACGAAGCATTGTTAAAACTAAAAAAAGCTAAAGAATGGGTTAAAACTAATCTAGGACGTGATGTTGCTATTAGCTTGTTAGCAAATGAAGGCTGTTTAGGTGCTTGCCCAATGATGGACGAGCATTATGAATTTAATAATACACGCACTGGAAATCGTCCTCAATATTTTAATGATGCTATTAGTCGTGTAAGTTGCCCTAAATGGGATCACGAAGATCCAGCAGTTCCATTAAAGACCGCAAACTTGCCTCCTTGGAGAGCTGACTGGGTAGAGTTCTTTGACCTAGGTGTTGATGTTTTTAAAATGCACGGTCGTGAAAGTGCGACTCGTTTAGAAGAAACTATGGACATTATTACTCGTTATGTTAACGGTGATGAAATCTTAATTGGCGGATTTGAAGAATTTATCGACCAGAGTAACTTAGTAGACAAGCCAATCAATATTTGGCGTGATAAGATTAAGACTTGTAAGTTTGATTGCTGGGATTGTAATTATTGCGATAAGATTATTAGCAAAAAACAAACTGAAAAGATCAGTGATAAAGTTCACCTTGCGATTAACGCTGTATTAGATAGTGCGATTGATAACTTAGGTAGCGATATTCCTGGACTTACAAGTTGGAAGATGGAAAGCCTAATTAATAAACTTGCTAAAGGTAGCAAGCGTTACTTAGAAGTAGGTAGTGCGTTAGGTGCTACTGCTTGTGCGGCCTTGAAAGATAATACAATTGAAGCTATTTGTATTGATACTTGGCAAGATACATATCAACCAGCAAATGAATCATTTGAAATGCCGCCGAATAATAAAGAAACATTTATCGAAAATGTTAAGAAATTTAAAGGCAACAATAAAATTATTGTTTACGAAGCAGATATGCTTAGTGTAAATCGTGAAGAAATTCAGGATGTAGACTTTTTCTTCTATGATGGCCCACACGATTTTGCTAATACAGTGAACGCACTCAAATATTATGCTCCTTGTTTATCTGACGAAGCAATTATTTTAGTTGATGATGCTAATTGGGATGGAGTAGTTGCTGGAACTGACGCAGGAATTAAAGCGTTAGGATTAGATATTCTATACTCAAAAGTATTACTAAATGAGCAAGAAGATTTACGTGCGTGGTGGAATGGTTTCTACTTGTTAGTACTTAGACGTTCAAGTTAAGATATCAATTACAGTATCAATTTTAGCTCTAATAATTTTATTATTTAGAGTTACTCTAACACCAGAGTGTAGCGGCTTAGGCCAGTGGTCTAAGTCGCACCAACAATATCCAACGTGTTCATCGTTGAGTTTAGGAATAAATTCTTCCTTAGTTAATAACAAGTACGTATGATAGTAAAATTCTTCATCTTTACTAGTGTACCATTCTAACGGTACAAACTTATCAATAACTGGTAAATGTCCTAGTTCTTCTATAATCTCTCGATTAAGAGTGTCGATGGGAGCAGTATCACCGGGTTCATTCTTACCACCAACAATACCCCAAGTTCCGGCAGTTTTGCCTTGGTTACGAAGCAAAAACAGGAACCTTTTTGTATCTTTTGCTAGGAATATGCCACCACTACAGATTATGTTGCTCATAGTATCAATCGCCAATTTGTTGGACTGTACTCACCTTCATAACTCTTGGACCACATAGTGCCGTCCCAAACATATTGTAAGCCAGTTCTAATGTTAGTTATATAGGTAAAGTCAGCAACGCTTGACGAATTGAATATTACAAACCAGTGAGATCCATTCCATGTTACAATGTCGTTAGCATGAGCAATTAGGTATGTACCGTCATCATTGCGCCACGCACTTGCGGCTTCACCGTTAGCCATCGGTGTAACAAGTTCTGGATTAGTGTTAATATCTTCTAAGATAAGATATCGAATTCCCATAGCAGGATTTACAGGCACAAATGTTGTAGGATCTATAATAGCATCTACATACGTTTTACCACTATTAGGGGGAACTTCTGAATTTTGAGGAATGGTATCTTGATCAATATCAAGATGCATGATACTTTCGTTTGATGGATCTAAACTGATACGAGCAGAAATCTCTGTGCCGTTGGGTTTTGTTAATCTAAGTTGACTTAAGCCGGCAGTAAATTTTCCTGGAAATAAATCTAAGATTCGATACCAGTTGATATTAAGTCCTTCAGCAGGATCGACTAATGTAGCAGAACCGTTTAATACTAATAGACTAAAGTTACCAATAGTAGCACCGCCAACCGCAGTTGGAGTTCTGCCGCTAAAATAATCAACTTCTTGATAGTTCTGATAAGCTCCTGATTCGATTGTACCTTGCGCATCAACAAAAGTATTAGTAATGATCTTAGTAACAATACCTAACTGTTTAACCTTAGCTGGAGTAGTGATCCAGATAGGTGTTGTAAATTGCATATTACAAATATCAATATCTTGTTCAGTACCTTGTGGAATTGAACGATTAGTAAAAGTCATATCAGTTAATTCAATAGTACTTAAACTAGTCCAATCTAAATAATTGTCGGTAGTTTGTAACTCTAAACTAGGACGAAATAATACTAGTAACTGCTCAATAATTTGTAATTTTTGATCTGTGTTTGTTGTCCATAGATCTGAAGTCAACACTAAGTTGTAAGGAACTGGCATTAGGCGTTCCACAGTATAGTTTTCGCCTTGAACATTAATATATTCTTCTAAGCCGGTTTCTGGATTAATCCAAGTATCACGTTCTCTAATTTGTACCTTACTGATATGCGTAGGTTCTTGTAATCTGTTACGTGCGATTTCTAAATTCTTAATATTACAAGCAATAAACGGGGCACTAGGAATAGTATTTTCACTGTTCTTTCTTTGCGCTAATGCCGCTTGACGACTCATATCGCCGTAGCGTACTGGAATTTGTACTAAATTTCCTTTGGCATCTTTATAGCTAAAGTTGCTCATTAGACGCATGAACTGAGTTAAGTATCGACGGATTTGACCGTCATAAAAATATTCCATTAATTATCTGCCTTGGGACGTAATGCTTTACTTAGTGCTTGGCGCTCTGGCACCACCTTACCTGCGATTGTAGCAGTAGTGGTGTTGTTAATAAAGCCAGTAACTTGTGTCTGACGTGTTTGAGTATTAGGAGTTGTTTCGTTACCATCTCTAGGAGTATTAGTAACTTCCATACGAACATTGTCTTCGTATTTTAACCAATGACTTCCGTCAAATCTAAACAGACGATTTGGAAAATAATCTGTTCGTAAATGGAACTGTCCTAGGATAGGATTTGAAGGATACGAAATACCAAAGGTATAAGGAGCTCCGTTTGGAGGTGTGCCGTCACCAGTTAGATACCCCACATAATAATCATGTCCTGGGCTACGTAAGACAACGCTAGCATCAATAGAACCTTCTGCGGTTACATCAACGTTAGTATCACTTACGTCCTCAATATCTAACAAACCTTTATCGTTTGTTGGAATAACATAATATGGTGTTGTATCATATCCACTACGTGGCAAGTCCGCTTCTGCCTGAGCAAGAACAGCATTGTTAGTGGCGATAGCACTATTAACAGTTGACAATAGATCTCTAATGGTTTGATTTGTTGAAACTCCGTTAGCATCAAGTTGTTCTTGATTAAGGATTTCACTAAACTCTTGACTGTCAACCATCGGTGTACATTTAATTCTTAAAATATGAGGATACCATGTTTGGCTGAATCCCATACTAGCACGTGTTACTTCTTGTACAACATAAAAACGTTTAAGAGCGACCATAGCATCATCTAAGGCATACTCGTCTTTTAAGTGTGGCAATTCTAATACATCGCCTGCCATAATTTTACGACCTAGCGTGTCTACACAGTTACGAAAGTGTAGATGCATAAAAATTGTATCGTTGTTTAGGAATATACCAAACTGACTTAGGTTAAAATCCAAGTCCTGCATTTGATAAATGCCACGCATCACATACACATCCGGTGCATAATGACGATCACGATTTTCCATTAGGATGATATCTTGTATCCCTAATTCGGGAATAGGATTTGCTTGGGTAGGAACACCCGGAGTAGCTTCTCCAGCTAACGGATTAACCGGCCCCATATACTTGTGAACATATATATCTACTCCGCCGACCTGAAATTCTTC